GGCCCTAGAGCGATGGGGGTCTCAAGCTATCGACCCAATCAGCTTTATGAAGGAGATAAATGACCCAGACCCGATTGAATCCGCGAAGAAACTGGCTATGTGGAATACCAATCCCCAACTTTATATGATGACATTCTTCCCGAATGTAATGCTCCTTCCTGAAATTCATCCATTACCTTACCCACTTTTCCTATTTTTAAACTCATACTGTTGGCGTTGCTACGCCTGGGTTAATTGGGACCTCCGATAACGCTGACGAGGCGGGAGGGGCTGCTAAATTTTGGTCTACGTTCTGTGTTGGTGGCGGGTTAACGGGATTGGCTGGGTTTGCACTATCTTGTTGGGGAGCTGCTTCAGGGAATAATGTCAGCGTAAATATATGGCAAATCATAAAACAGGAGCCCAAAGATACAACGACAGACTTCACGCAATCTTTGCAAAGGCAAAAGAATTAGAAAAAGACCCAGTTACAAAATCTTATCGAAGGCATCAGCGACATATAGGGATGGCCTTCAAAGATAAAGGAAGTCATTATCCAGGGCCGAAGTCAAAGGCCTTAGATAAATTGAAAAATAAATAGAGTTGTGTCCGTTTCTCGGGGGTGGACGATAAATAAAACCTGTGTAAATTTATAAACATAATAGGCTTTCTCGGTTGAGCCTGAATCAACCAGCGTAAAATATTATGCCAAATAAAGACAGTGCAGTAGATGATTTTCTTAATTCAGTTCACGAAGGTAACGACTCCTTCCTTGAACCAGAGAAGAATCCCTTCGCGGATATGAAAATAGATGCAAAGGAAGATGAGGATATCACCGATAAAAAGGACGATAACGAAGGCAGTAATAAGGAAGACGAGGTTGAAAAACCACTCCCATTCCATAAAGACCCCAAAGTGCAACGTTATATTGCCAAGGAGGGAGGGAAGCTGCTGGAAGTCTTTTTACAGAATCCATATTTCCATCTGGGACTAGAATAGGGTCTCCATCCTCTACGGCTTGAGCTGCCTGTCTAGCGGTCTCCTTGTTAAAGGATAGGCCAGAGACAATCATAGAGTTGTTACCAGCTTTTAGATTTCGAGTAACTTGGGTGTCTTGGTCGTTGATATCATCTTGGTTTGGAATGTTCTGTTCGATAAGGTTAGTGATATCGTGAGGGTGTTCTTGGAGGGTAAATACTGAAAGGAAGGTATAAGGCATCTTTGGCACTGCAAAGTGGTTTTGTCCTGGAGTAACTGTTTGGGCATCTAAACCATAAGCTGCTTGGTCTTCTTCGGAGTTTTCTGTTACCTCATCGTAGTTAAAGTATTCGTTTTTGTGCTTGTCTAAGATTATTTCTTCGAAAGTTGAGAAACAATAATCATCAGTCCACCACTCGGTGTAGGTCATTGGAGTGCCTAATTTACCATCGCATTTGATTATGATTTCAGCCCTTTTAGAAGGGAAAAGTTCAATCATCTTGTCGGCTGTGCTATTGCATCTCTCGCCCAAGAAAGCACCTACATAGTTACCATACTCATCGATATATCCATCTGGGTCGAATACGAAGTTCTGGGGCTTACGGATTTCAGTCTTGATATCGTGCACCTTAGCATCCCATCCGTGCTTTAGCACTCCCACAAAGTATATGGACCAGTGTCTTAAAGCAATTCCAAGCTTCTTGCGAAGGCATAACACGTCAGCGTGATACTGAAGCATTGTCTTCATATCATTGGAAGCTTCCTTACCTTCAGGGGAATCATCGCTGAATACCACTGGGTCAGGGTTCTTAGATAGAGCTTGAGGTATAAATGTCTCTTCGGATTCGAATATTAGGTTTGAGGGAACTACTGCATTTACGGCTAGGCCAGATGACCTTTGAGTACCCGCATAATAGATTTTGTTTCGGTCCTGGCGGGGTTTAACTTTTGGAGAATAACCGTTATTCATTTGCTCCCACTCGTCTCGAAGCTCTAAAAGCTCCTCATCTGTCATAGGGAGTTTGAGTATGTCTGTATACTCGCCAACTGATTCAGTGTCAGAATCTCCAGTACGGGTTTTATTCATCCCACTACCTACGAGATTTTGAGCACCGAGTATATTTTGTGCAAATGGGTCCAAGTCTGCCATACAAATAAAAAAACGCCAACGCCCCTTTCGGGAACATTGCCGTTCGTTCGGTTAAATGTTTAATCCTACACTTATATTATATTACACTCTTACAATACAATGCAAATAAAGGCAAGGTGTGGATAACTAAAATACCCATTTTCGGCCCTCCTTTGGTTTATTTTCTACTATAACGCCATAGTTTGTGGCTAAGTCTTTTCCAGGAGAGTTTTTCACTACTTTAATTTCACGATATACGTTATCAAAATGCTGTGCCCACTCGAGCCAATCCTCTTTTAGACCATTGATTCTAATACGGCCAATATCACGTAGTTGCTCAACCATAAGCTGAAACATTCTATTGCGGTCTACGACTACGGTGCCGTGTTCTTCATTTTCACCCCAATTTATAAGCTCTTTTGTCTTCTTATCCTTTCGATAGTAAACAAGAAATACACGCCCAGGATATTTAGCTTGGAGCCTTCGAATACCAATTAGGTCTCCCCCTTGGTCCGCGATAATAATTGACGTTGGCCATCGATGCAAATACTTTTCTAGTTCATCGTAAGGGTCATAGTCAGCACTTGGCATACCTAACTTTTGATGGAAAAAAACTCCTTCATTATTCATCATTGTAAGGTGTATAGGTAAACCAGTATCAACTCCGATAATAATACGGTCAGATTGCTGATTGATTTCTCCATTCAAATTCTTTAAGACAACATCGGATGATATTTTGTTTTCACTTCCAACATACGGAAGCCCTAACACATAGTTATAGAAAAATTGTTCAGTCTTGTGTGGGTCATTATACTTCTCGACTATTTTCTCTGCCGTAATCCACGGACACATTAGCTGTGAAATATGATAGCCAGAAAACAAACCTTCGGCAGTTGCTCTCCACACACCTCTGCGTATATCGTTAGGGAATAATTCTCCCTTGCACAATCTACAAACGTAAATCTTTTTATCAAAATCAATACTATCTTTCCACGAATAGTTTTCCGATGCGAGTATAACTTCTTCTTTGCAGTGAGAACATTTTACGAACCATTCTTTTTTATCTGATTGCTGCCAGTAAATATCCACACCAAATCCTGCGAGTGATGGGTGAGAGAAATACCAACGCCATCCGTTAGCGGTAGCCTGTAATCTGTTTTCGTACTGCACAATAACTTCTTGGTCCGAAGCATCTACTTCATCGTGAACGTTAAGCTGTGATGAAACCATCATCGCTTTCTTTTGTGTAAATGTTCCACGATAATAAATAATATTGTCTCCAACTGATTTCTGTTCTACTGCATCGTGGTCCTTAACCCAATCACCTAAGACTGGATTTTGAGCAATAATACGATTGACTTTACCACCTGCCATATCACTTCTATCAACGTCAGTAGGGAGAGTATAAATAATATCCTTTTTCTTTTTCTTGGCGACATAGAATGTTTTGACAATTTCTGATTCTGATGCTCCAATTTGCGGAGGCTTTAAAAGAACTTGCAAAGGAGACATATCGTTGATGAAATCCCACATAAACTTGTGGTCATCAAATTCGAAAGGAAGTCCATTACTGGTCTTGATTTTATATTTCTGCATCCACAACGTTGGAATCAACTCCATCGCTTGAGATACTTCCTCTGGTGTTATCGGTTTCTCCTTCACTAATTCTGGCAGTTTCATTTAGCTTGTTTGCTATTTCTAATAATCGCTCATCCGAAATCGTCTCATTCAAGTTGATGTTGATAGATTTATCGGGAGCATACGACCCTTTGAGTTTGTAGGCCATATCTAGACCGTCTTTGATAGCCTTACTGTTATCGATAGAGTAGAAAGCCATCTTACCCATTGGGCTTGGCCTAATAGTTATAACCTTGAACCCAGCTTCATTAACAGTTTCAATAATCTCGTCATCCTTCATTCTAGTAGGAAATATGAAACGCTGAACTTGTTTTTGATTTAGAAGTTCTTTGTGCTTTTGAGATAAAAGAGAGTCAGGTAAATACGTTTCAAGTAATTCCTTCCAGCCATCACTTTTTGTAAGGTTTTGAGGATTATTTATTGTAGTTTCTGAATAACCAGCTTCCCGCATACCTTCAGCTAGGCTTCCACCGTTTTCCACAGATTTTTCAAACGCAATTTTTTGCTTAATTGTAGCCATTCCCTTTATGATACCACATTAAGACACAGTATTTAGTATCTGTCTGTATACTTTCTTACCTTTCCACAACAGCTGACCAGTAATAGGGTTATGGTCCCCTTCAGTACGCTCTACATAGGCATAGTCGTCTAGAGATAAAACAATGTTGTCGTTGTCTTCATAGAGTGGAACGATATTATTTATTTGTTCCTGGTGTGTTGGCATCTCTTTGTAGGGCCTTAAGTCTTTTAGCTTCCCTTTTAGGACTGATAAAAGGCATAGTAACCCCAGGTATCTTAGTCTTATTCATAGCACCCAAAGCCCGTCTTGCTTTACGGTTCATATGGACTGCTTCTTGAAATGTGTATGAGTCTCTCATTAAAATCTAAGTATTTAATATCTTAAGGACTTCGGAGTTGTTTTCCTTATCTAGTGGAACTGCATCTAGAGTTAAATACGGTTCTTGGTCCGCATCACCTGGAATCTTGTAGGCTAATTCTCCTTTATCGGTCTTGCCGAGGATAAAAGCTACGTGGTCCAGCTTGAGGTGTTTAATTACCTTTCTTATTGTTTCTACTTGGTGTTTATCCATTATTTTGGGCGTTGGTCGCCTATTAGTTCTAATATTTTCTTAAAACATCGACCACATAATTGATTATTGCTTGTAACTTGGGGCATCCCTGGGAATTTTGGGGTATAGACACGGTTTTTTATGAACCACCTTTGTTTTTGGCACCCTCCACACAAACCTCTAATTGAAAATTTAACTATCATATTCTTTGATTACATTTACTACAAATTTCGTGCTCGTACTCATCTGTGTAAATCTTTGCATCACAGCACGGTGAAAGCATTCCTAGCCAACCTTTTATTCTTTGAAACCAGTTAAAATGGACCACGTTGTTTGCTTAATATTTCTAATTGTAAATCCTCCATCGACCTCTTTGGAATATCAATCAATTTATCGGTTTTTAGGATTATAGAAGCTATTTTAATGGCATTTCGAACACTATTCTTTACCACTAAGGAAGCATCGACAATACCTGCCTTGAACATATCTGTAGCTTTTCCAGTGAGAACATTTATACCTATTCGCTCATCTCGTTCGGCAGTATGTTTCTCAAAGTTTATAAAGCCATCGAAGAACGGGTCAGTGATGTTGAATCCTCCATTCTTTATGATTTGCCTTATAGGTGCCTTTAGGACCTCTTTAAGAACTGGATGTTTGATAGATTGGCTTACAGTAAGTAGTGCAGCACCACCTCCAGCTACAATTCCGTGTTGGAGAGCTGCCTGACAAGAAAATACTGCATCTTGAGTAGCTAGGCGTAAATTGGATAGTTCTCCTTCATTGGTAGCACCTAGACGAATGGTTGCAGTCTTGGCAGAAAGCCACCAGACT